GAAGAATCCAAGTTCAGCCATACGAGTATAAACTCTAAACATTTGTGCATCATCTTCTAGGCTAATCTTAGATAGCTTGACTTTGGGCTTGGCAGAAAAGCCCATCTTTTTGCACACTTCATGAAGCTGATCTTCTAGCCATCTTTTAAACATATTTTGACCCTTTTCCAGTCTCTCACAAAAAATCTTTACCTTTGTTACAGAATTAGAAAAAGTTTCGTTACCTCCAAAGACTGTTTGTAATCCCTCTCTGATATCTTCGTTTACTTGTTCGTATTTATCTTTACCAATTATCTTTTCGATATCTGGAATTACATATTCGGCTTTTGTTGTGTAATCCGCTACTAAAACTCTTTGAGCTTTCTTATTATCAAACAGTGTTTTCATGTAAGCCATATGCTCTGGATTAGGAGGTAATTCACCTCCATCTCTAGATTTAGCTCCTCCCATTGTTAGCAACAACAACATGCTATCTAATGAACGAATTATTTGCCTATCGGCATTTTTCATTTCAAGTTTTAATTCTATGTCATCTAGAACACCATAGAATAGCGGTACTGCAAAGTATTCGTAATCTTGTTTTTGATAGAATATTGAATCTACATCTTTTAATGCTACTTTCAAAAATTCTGTAGATCCACCATAATTTTCTGAGTAGTTTTCTATCTGAAGTTGAATATCTTTATCTAAATTTTTAAATATAGATTTTTCTGTTTCAGTCTTGGGATTTTTAAGCCTTTGTATTTCATATGGGCTGAGTATCTTGTAAACAGAAGAGTCGTAAGTAACTCCACCTTCAAGGGCAACTTGAGCAGGATTAAGTATTGTATACTTGACTGGAATACTTACTTCGCCACCAGACAAATCTCTTAAACTCTTTAGATCTTTCTTTTCGATTTCTCCGTTAATCTTGTATATAAATAAGTTACAAGACCTGTATAATTCCCTATAAAATTGTTCAGAGAATCCTTTCATGTTTACCGCATTTAACCATCCATCACAAAATGCTTTTGCTGAAACATTTTTTTCAGTTATTTGTATCTCTGATGAAGAAAATTCTACCATAGTTTCAATGGTATTTCTGAATAGCTGAAACTCTTCCCAAGCTTTTTGGCACAAATATACAACCTCTTGTATACCTATATAACCATCAGCGTATCTTCTATACAAAGTTCCTTGACCAACTAAGTTAGGAAATCTGGATGTAAGCTTACTATTTAAGCCAAGTGCGCTGTCTAGTGTTCTACCTAAAAATCCATCTCTACTAAAATCACCAGCTACCATGCCAATACTCTTTTCAAGATTCTCTTTGCTAGAAAAGACATCATAGTGGTTTGGTTCTTTTGGCTCTTCTTGTCTAGCCGACGATTTTTGTTCGTAATAGGCTTTTCTATCTGTAAAATATAGAGAATTTGAATTGTATTTCTTTTTTGGCATTTAATTATTTATTACATTGTATGTCACATTATGTGAAGGATTAAATCATAATAGGTCTAACCCATTGATGCTCTTCTACATCACTTGTCTCATTAAGTATTTCATAGCATCTGCAACCCCAATTTGCAAGTAAAAGTGAAGAGTACGAGTCTTTTCTAGGTTTGTCTGGACTATTCATCTTTCTCATTGCCGTGGGCAAATCAAAAGTTTGATGTCCTTGTGGTGATGCTGTCATCTTAACATTAGCGCATTCCGTCTTTGTTTGTGAGATCAATCTCACTTGATGTTCAATAAAATCGTATTGCTTTTTCTTCAGCCAATCCTCTTCCTTGAAGTTGTCCTCGTTCTCTTGCCCATAAAGATAATTTATACTTTCTATTGGTATATTTTTTTGTTTTGCCATAGATTCAAATTCTGTATCAATCGGAGCCGAAGCAAAGAATAGTTTGCCCCTGTCGAAACACATTTGCATATATTCGTTTGCTTCTCTAATCCATCCAGTATTAAAATTTTGTATATGAACTATATTTTTTTCTTTTAGATTATAATTACGTTTTGTTGCCCTAATATCTTTCTCTGTATTAAAGTTTGCATCAAAATCTCCTAGATGTAGATTTCTTTCTTTAAATAAAGAAGAATTATTCCATGTATCCAAAGATTGTCTAGCACCTGCAAAATCCATTATAATATATTCTATATTAAAGTGTGTGATTAAATATATTACGTATCTAATTATATTTTCTGCTTCTAATCCAGCTACTGCATAATTATGGACTAGAGTAGCTTTGTTTAATTTTTCTTTATCGACTTTTAACAACGACATAGCATAATTATCACTTGTCTCTGAATTGCTAAAGTTAGGGTCAATACCAAGTATATAAAAATATCTAGAAGGATCATCACCCTTGATTTCTACATGTGGATATTCTCCTGGCTCCAAAGTTCTTTTTGACATTACAGACATTTTAAAATAAGAAGCAGAGTCTGGTGAAAACTGAGCTTGATATTCTCTCCTGAACGAGTCTTCGGACATTGATTCTTGCTCTCTAAGAACAAAAGTTTTTGACAACAATTCATCTGGATGGGCTTCCCAGCCTAAGTTTACAATACCGTATGATATTTCTCCATCTGCCCTCTCGAGATCTGGATCTAATATCTTGTCTCTATAACTCTCAAACCTCTTGTAAAAAGATTCAAACTCATAACAAGCAGAGGAAAGCATAATCATTTTATTGTTAGCAAAAATGGTTCTATCTTCCTCCGTCATTTTACCCGCTTCAATAAGTTTATTTTCTATCTCTTTTGTTTTAACTCTTTCGGATATGTTGGCATTAACAATCATCATAGGTCCAATAACTTCGTCTATAATATTTTGTGGTATTGCGAATGCCTCATCAAGAATAATTACTTGCGCTCTAGCACCACGAATCTTTTTGCCATCGCCAAGTGCCATAGCAAATATTTCTGATTCTGGTCCAAAAGTTCCAGTGCCAACTTTTATAGAATATCTGTCTGGATCTTTCTTGTAATTTTTTTCTGTTAAAAACTGTCTTAACAAATAAGCGTTTGGCTTTTTTGATATATCCATGATATAATTTAAAAGAGTTTTTGCTTGTCTTAGTGTCGGACCCAATACTAAAATCTTTATGCCAGGGTGTGTAATGGCATACATTAACGCAAAAACGGCTGCTGTGTACGTTTTCGCACCACCTCTAGAGCTTATGTCCAAAGTAAAGTCTCTCTTAGTTAGTAGGGCTATTTTGGCGATTTGATAGCTAAACAAATTTTCACCACCAGTAAGTATATTATATAAAAGCCCTGGTCTAGATATCAACAATCTAGAAACCATTTCAGTAGCCTCTGCTTGATTTATATCTCCTTTGACCTCTAATAATTCATCTATAAGGTCTGGATTTTCTAAACCAAAATTTCCTTTTGTTATCATTTTATTTTTTTAGTATCTAAAAGATATTGTAAATCGTATTTTTTGGCATTTCTACCCATCATGCCTATTTTTTTAATTAAGAATTCACTTTGTTCTCTACCACCAGAAAAAACAAATTGAACATTGTCATAAGTCTGAAGCATTTTTCTAATTCTATGAAAGATAAAATTAGCTGTAGATTTAGAATATCTTTTATTATGATTATATCCAGTGGCTTTACTATATAAATAATCAATCAAAACAATTATGTAAGCTCCAGAATTTTTTGCTCTTTCCATTTCCCTACAGAATCTATCGTAATTTTGAGACATAGTTCCCCATAAATCTGCTATAGATTTTCTTTCAAAAAATAAATTACAGAAATAAGGCTCGTTAATAAAGCCATAGTCACCAAAATCAAACTTGTGTTTGATTGTTTTAACACCCTTTAAATCTAATTTTTGTTTTTCTCTAGTATCAATACCTACAATAGCATTGTCCAAACTATCAAACTCATATTCTACTTTGTCATATTCAAACCTCTGTATAAGATCTAGTTCTTTAGCCATACTCTTTTCTTGAATGTAATCATAAGCGTTGATAGATGGAATCTGTTTTATATTTCTTGCTTCTACTTGACAAGGAACAAATTGTAAATCATCTTTATTTTTTCTAAATTTTATAGCTTGTTTAATAAAGTTAAGAGCTTTACTTCTATCTTGAGCCTTTAACCATTTAGCCATATGTCTTTTATCTAAAAAATATGTAGATAAATAACTAGCCCTATCTTTATACTTGATAGGCTCTTTTGTATACAAATCATACCTTGGCTCAAATTTTTCAAAATATTCAGCCATCAAAAGATTTTCTTG